ACCTTCAACAACCAACGGTTCAAGCAATTGACCGGTGTGGCATAAGGGGGGACTGACACATGCCTATCGCATTAGCAAATATCCGCTCCGAGCTTCTCCCCGGCCTGTTCGACGTCCGCGGCTCCTACGAGATGATCCCGCGCCAGTGGGACAAAGCCTTCGACGTCCACAAGTCCGCCATGGCAGTGGAGCAGTCCACGCAGATGGCGTTCGTGGGCTTGCCCTATCTCAAAGATGAGGGCGCGGCCACGCAGTTCGACAACAACGCCGGCGAGCGATTCAAATGGTCGTTCGTCCACATCGAGGTCGCGCTCGGCTACGCGATCACCCGCAAGGCGATCGACGACAATCTCTACAAGGCGCAATTCAATCCGACGAATCTGAAGCTCCAAGAAGCGTTCGCACAGTTCAAGGAGATCCAGGCGGCGAACGTCCTCAATCTCGGCACCACGTACAATGCGGCGGTTTCGATCGGCGACGGCGTGGCGCTGTTCTCGACCGCACATCCGTATGATGGCGGCACATGGGCCAACACCTCGAGCGTGCCGAAGTCGCTGAATGAATCGACCTTGCTCGCCAACATGAGCAACGTCCGAACCCAGTTCGTGAATGAACGTGGACTGCGCATTCTCGCACGTGCTCGGCGCCTCATCGTGCCGCCGAATCTGGAAGGCATCGCGATCCGTCTCACCAAGACGGAATTGCGTCCCGGCTCGGCCGACAACGACGTGAATGCGATCCTCACGCTGTCGGGCGGGTTGCCCGAGGGGTTCATCGTGATGGACTTCCTTACGTCGAACTTCGCGTGGTTCCTGACCACGAATATCAAGGGGTTGATCCACATGCTGCGCATTCCGTATGAGAGCGACATGTGGGTTGACAACGTTACGGATAACTTGCTCGTAAAAGCGTACGAACGATATTCGTTTGGCTATAACGATCCCCGCGCCTGTTGGGGTGAATTTCCTACAGCGTAACGCTCATATGTTGTTGACACGCCAGCCATCCTGTGGGACACCTTGCCTATCGCAGGATGGGAGTGGAAAAATGAAGTCCAGGCTGACGATAGAGATGGTTCGGGAGGCTCTGGGGTACGATCCGGAGACGGGCATTCTGACTTGGAAACTGCCTCTTTCGAATCGGGTGCAAGTGGGCGCGAGGGCTGGTGTGATTGCTCAGAACGGCCGTCGTTACATCAATCTTCATGGAGAGAAGCATCTCGCACATCGTCTTGCTTGGTTTCACCATTATGGCGTATGGCCAATTGGCGATATCCGTCAGATGAATGGTAACTATGATGATTGCTCGATTGAAAATATCATTGAGCAGTCGCGAGCAGAAACCGCTAGTAACCGCCGCGTGAATGTCAGCAGCAAAAGCGGTCATGCTGGTGTTACATGGTCAGAGCGGGATAAGCGTTGGCAGGCTCACATCACGCGCGACTATAAGCAGGTCTTCATTGGCCTATTTGATACTGTCGAAGCGGCGGTCGCCGCTCGTCAGGAAGCTGTCGCTAACTGGAATAGGGACGTTACGCAAGAGCAGCGGGCGAGTGCGGCGCACTCAGTGGCGCGTCGGCGGCGTCAGCGGGTGGCGTGGCAAAAGATGAATGCTCTCGGCGTGAAAGTGGCATGGGCATCATTTGATGCGTTTGCTGCCGATGTTGGCGACTTGCCAGAAACGAAAATGGCTATTGTCCGGATTGATGATTCGATGCCGATTGGTCCCGGCAACTGGCGTTGGTCTCTGCCTCCGGACAAGAAGCATGATTTTCGCACTCGTGACGGACGTATTTCCTATAATCGGGCGCATAGAGCGGAGAATCCGGATCATTATAGGGACAAAGAGCTTCGCAGGACTTTTGGAATTACATTGACGCAATACCGCGCAAAACTCGCTGAGCAAGGCGGCGTATGTGCCGTTTGCGGAAGCGATGAGGTTGCGGAACGTAACGGCAAGGCGCTTGCGCTGGCCGTCGACCATGATCACGACACCGATGAGTTGCGAGGGATTCTCTGCATTTCCTGCAATACCGGCATTGGAAAGTTGCGGGATGATCCTAAACTTTTGCGGCGAGCGGCCGAATATCTCGTGTCGCACGGGAAGCGGAACCCCCTTGATCCGTCCATTATTGAGGCGATGAAACGCAGCCCGCATCGCGATTGGCTGATTCTACAGGAGCCCGCAGGACATGGCTGACAGTAACTTCCGAGGTCCCGTCAACTCGATGGGCGCGCTTGAGGTCGATGCCGCGACCGCGCAGGTGATGCCACTCGACGGGCCGTCCATGTTCTACCAGGGCGTGGCGTTCCCGGACATCCGCTCGGCGCCGTTTGCGAAGGATGGATTCCGTCCGGGCCAGCAGGCGGCGTTCATGGCTGGCAATCGCGTCTGGCTGGTCGACAACATCCCGCAACTGCGCAACACCTCGCTGATCGCGACCACGCAAGTCGGAACGGCCGCAACGGCATTGCCGCTCGCGACCACGCAGGTGGCGGGGGTCGCATCTGCTGCGAACATCGCGGTCGGCGTACCGATCATTCCGGTTGGAACTTCCGTCGTCACCTATGTCATGGCGCTGGATTTCGGCTTTGCGACCGGCACCACGGCTGCGAATTCCTCCACTGTCGTCGTGGTCGACAATCGGTATTTCTCGGTCGGGCAGTGGATCATCATCGGCGGTGCGGGAAATGCGGCGGCAACCCGCAGCCATGTCGCACAGGTGGTGTCGATTGCGACCGCGAACATCACGGGGCTCACGATCTCGCCTGTGGCGGTGACGACGATCCTCAATGCGCCGATCGGACAGGGCAATCTGTTCGGCGGCGATCTGGTGACGCAAGGCACACAGTTCGGGCCGCAGACGGCGTCGGCCTCGGCGCATTCGTTCGGCGGGGCGTTCCAGGCCGGTCTTGCCAAGGTGTTCAATCCGCGTGAATGCCTCGCCCGCAACATCTCGATGCAGTCGGTGACGGCGCAGACCATTTCCGGGATTCTGTCGGGATGGGATCTGTGGGGCAATCCGATGACGGAATTGCTTACCCTCACGTCGCAGACGACGATGGCGGGCAAGAAGGCGTTCAAGTATATCGGGTCGTTCGTTCCGGGCACGGGCTCTGCCGGCGGTTCGCAGGCGTTCTCGCTGGGGCTCGGCGACACGTTCGGATTCCCGGTGCGGCTCGATGAATGGGAGCAGACCTGGGTCTCGTGGAATGGCGGGAATTTCGTCAACAGCAACGGGTTTTCTGCCGCTGTGACGACGCCGGCCACCAGCACGACGGGCGATGTGCGGGGAACGATTCAGATATCGACCGCAATCCTTACCGGTGTTCTTGGTACGGCCGCTTCGGCTATCGCCTCAAACGGGACCGGGCGGCTCGCCATTGAAGGCGCCATCGGTGTCTGGAATCAGGCGTTCGGCACCCCCGTCAACGCAATCCCGATGTTCGGCGTCGCACAATCGACCGCGACCACGTAATAGGAGGCTTCTCATGAGCAGGGCGCGACACAAGAAGGCCGAAGGCGGGCGGACCAATATGAAGGTCTCCGGCAATCCGGATGTGTTCAAGGAGGCTTCCGACCGCAAGAAGGGCGGCAAATGCCGCGCGACCGGCGGCGGTGTCGGCACGGGTGTCGGGGCCGCGGCTCCGGCGACGAAGAGCGTGGGCCGTATGACCGGCGGCGCCGTCAAGGCGCGCATGGACCGGCCGGGCCGCAAGGTGGGCGGACGTGTGGGGGCGAATACGTCTCCGCTCTCGACCGCGCACGGCACGTGTTCGGCGCCCTCGCAGCCCGCCAGCAGCGGCGGCGGCAACTGATTTGCCATGGGCAAGCTGACGGCCAAGGCGCGCAATGCTTTGCCGTCCAGCGACTTTGCTGGGCCTGATCGTTCCTTCCCGATCAACAATCCTTCGCACGCGAGAAACGCGCTGGCGCGGGCGTCGCAGTTTCATCCTGAGCTCAAAGCGAAGATCAAGACCAAGATAGCGAAGAAATTTCCCGGCATCCAGATGAAGATGGCGGGAGGGGCGGTCAAAGCCCGTTCCGACCGGGCGGCCCGCAAGAAGTAGGATCGCATTCCCATGCCGATGCCGGCCGTACTCACGCAGAATCAGACAGGCACTTCGGCGGTCTGGTGTCCGGACTGGATGCAGGATCCGTTCAATATCGCCATCGGCACGATCGTGACCGGCGGCGCCGGCTATTCCGTCGAATTCACGCTCAATGATCTCGACCAGGTGACAGGCACGACGGCTGCGGGCGCGACCTGGTACACGCACGCGACCATCAGCGCGCTCTCGGTCAACACCACGGGCAACATCCAGTTTCCGGTGCGGGGACTTCGATTGAACGTGCTCACGTGCGCGGCGGGATCGGGCGTGACCGCGAATTTCATCCAGGCAACCTTCGGAAGATAAGCGATGTCGGGCGGGATGGGCGGCGGCGGCGTGTCGGACAGGCCCTCGGTTCCGAGTGATCTCGAAGCCATCTATCAGGGCGGACAGTTTTTTCTCGATCGCATGGCGGCATTGTCCGATGCGCGCGAACGGCATGACGCGGCGTTTCTCGCCTTGCAGATCGGGACGGATGCCAAGCGCGCCTTCGAG